ACGGCTTTACCGGTTAAGTTGATATTTACTGAAGGAAACCCTCGGTATGGATGGTGTAAAAAGCGTTATCATGACAATGCCCCACCAGAAGATTGTTTATATATTCGGGCGACAACATACAGCAATAGGCAAAACTTACCCAAAGACTACATTAGAAATATGGAAGAGAACTTTCCACCAAGTTACATTCAGCAGTTTCTTGAGGGTAATTGGGATTCAACACAGAATGCGGTATATGACCAATTAATGAGTCATCACATTATACCTAGGCAACAGATACACGATTATTGGTATAAGTGTATTGGGCTTGATCATGGAACACGTGTTGATACTAGCATTGTGTTTATGGCAAAGGATGAGTCAGGGCGTGTATACATATATGATGAATGGCACAAACCACATCCCACAGTCAACGAAATTGTGCAAGCGTGTAACCGATACGGACCACAGCCAATTATTGCCGATTACAGCATGAAAGTACAAGATCGTGACTATGGCTCATGGTGGCGAGACTTGCAATCACATGGCCTAAATCTCATCGAGGCAGTCAAAGAAAAGTCAGGGAATATCTTATTGGTCAATCAATTATTGTTTCAGAACAAGTTATTGTTTTTTAATAATATTCCATACGTCATTGATCAGCACAAAAACTACATGTACGTGGACAAGCTACACGCTAACGATGATCAATTCAAAGTAGTTAAAAAGAACGACCATTCATGCGATGCCGTTCAATATGCGGTTAGGCATTTAAAAAATGTTGAAGTTAAGAACCCAAGTGCTAAATGGGCGATGATTAATGATGGGCTTACACTAGATGACTATGTGAAAGGTAAAGTTTAAAAATGAGCCAAAAACAAAAGATTAAAGATATATTAAAATCGGAAAATGTAACGTTAGATGATATTTTTAAAATTGAATTTGAGTATGAATGCACAACTGCACAATATGATGACGACGTTGGCTTAAAAATGGGCACTGCTTATCGCACAATTCCTGTGAGCAAAAAACATTTTTATTTATTCATAAATGACGAAAAAAGACAGCTAAAAGACATGCAACAAAAACACATTCAGGATATCATCATGGATTCGTTGTTAAATATTTATTTGGAATGGCTAAACACTAATACACAAATAAAGATAAATCGAATTATTAGGATTTACACAGAAGACAAAATCAAACCTACACTTGAGATAAACGAAGGTCAAAGGGGTTATCGGATAACCGATTTAGATATCACTAATAAGAAATGCAGAGATATGCTTTTACTTATTAAATCAATTAAAAAAGATTATCCAAATAACCAAATTGTAAATATTAGTGATGAAAGAATTGATCTTTTGGTTTTGTATGCTAATACACTAAGTAAAATAGATTTTGATAACCTTCATTGTGAACAAGACCAAATTGAGAGATATTTATATAAATTGACTTCCGCACTAGACAATGAAGACAGGGCAAATTTACTAGGAACATATGCTCGTTTTAGGGTGTGGTATATAACATATATAGATAAATTACGTAATTCTGTGAAAGGGAGAGTTTAAAAATGCATAAAAACAAAAAAAAGAAACCAAAAAGATATTAAAAAAAAGGAGTGTAAAATGCCATGCCATTATGAACATGATAGAAAGCCAACATGGTTAGATAGTTTTATAAATAAAATTTATAAAACTCAATCAAATTTGTGTAACCAAATAAATGACGAGCATATCAGGCAATCAAAAATAATAGTTGAATGTCTGAATATGCTTAATTATATTGTATTTGTTCAATCCACATGTGTAATTAAAGACCATAAATTGTCACAAACGTTTGAGGCTTATCGAGATCAAAAAATTAATTATTTAATTCAAGAAGCACAAAAAAACCCAACAACCGTTTATGATTCTATTGAGGAAGAAGCGGATTTTTTAACTCAGACATTGTGTTATATGTTGCGTCAATTAAGTAAACAACAGTTAAGCAAAGTAACTAAAAAGCATAAAGGTTTAAATTTGTGGTGGTTACAACATCAAGCAGAAGATCAAAAAAGGAGTATAAAAAATGGATAACATAGAAATGGCAATAGCGACATTGGAATCAAGGATGGCGAAGTCTTTAAAGGGCATAAACGATTCTATCGATGCACGAATTGCAACGTCAGTTAAAACTCAAATAGCTAATAGCATTGAGTTTCAAGTTAACAATCATTTAAAAGCAATTCAAAATATATCAGTTGATAAGGCATTAACTGTTGAGCAGTTGACCCGGTTATATCAAGATGTCTATCAAGCATTGCAAGATTTAAAGTTAAACACCAATGGTTATGGGTTGTATGAGCAAATGCAACAGTTGAACAATGCGTTTCAATCCACACGAGGCGAATTACAAACAGTTTCAAACAACGTACAAAAATTAATTAATAATAAATACATCGAGGCTGAAATAACAAAAGAGCAACTAAAAGCATTATATGACCAAACTAATATAAGCGCAGATGAACTTGCACGTCATTTTAAAATGAGTACGGTTGAAGTCTATAACGTTTTGAATTGCAAACGAAAAGATATAAAAATGAGAAATGAGTTTAAAATCTATTTAGAAAGTAAATTAAAAAATCAAAAAAAGGAATTACAAAGTGCCACTGTATAGTTTTAAATGTCAGTCATGTGAACACGTACAAGATAATTATTTTTCGGTTAATGATAAGAAAATAGTTAATTGTGAATCTTGCCGGAGTACAAATATGAAGCAATATTTTGGTGGTCACAATGTAGCAATTCATGGTTTTACAGAGTTTGACGACCCACGAGGCACAGGTGGAAAATTGACCATGAAAGAGATTAAAGAAATAGAGAAGAAACAAAAACTCGTATATGGGGGTCATGACGAACTCAAGCAAGAAGCAGACAAAAACCGGCGCCACAACGAAAACAAAACCAAAAAAAAACTGGAAGGCATTATAGATAAAAGCGTAAATACGCTTCATAAAAAGTATAATAGTTAGGAGGTCAATACACTTTTAGAATATAATAAAAAAATGATTAAAGATTTGGAAATTGTTAATTTTGACTTTTGTTTTTACACCATTGAAGACTATAACCTTTTTATATATAAGGATGGGATAGTTCCTAAGTGTGATGAGGAAGACTGGGTAGAATCTTATGATGAATTTGGCACTTTCTGGGTTAACATTAACTAATACAAAAAAAAAGGATAAAAAAATGAAAATAACAGAGTTTAATAAAATGGTATGTGAGAAAGAAGGCGGACAAAAAGAATTGACGATTGCACAAGTGTCTGAGGTTATGAAAATTGCTAACGAGTTAACCAATGGCGTACTTTATGGCGTTATTGAGTTGATGTCAACGCCAGAAAAAGATGTTTAATATTGTAGGCAACCTTTTAGGGGGGGTTGTCAACACCGTTGGTGATGTTGTTAAGCGTGATCAACAAATTAAAAAAATTAAAGAAAAAGGTAAACTTGATATTCAACAAGCAAAGGTTGATCTTAATTTGGCAAAACTAAAAGCGCAAATTAAACAACAAGCTACACAAGCCCAAAATGACATGACCTATGATATGCAAGTACTAAAAAATAGGCGTGAATCGTTTATTGACGAGTTTATTATTTTAGGCTTTTTTGTCATTATGATACTAACGTTTATCCCGGCTACCCAAGCAACAATGGCCGAAGGTTGGAAAGCATTAAATGATACTGCTTGGTGGTTTGAATTTGGGATTGTTGGAATACTTGTCTCAACACTTGGACTTAAAGATGTGTTACGTATTTTTGTTGGTGGCTCCATAGATAAACTAAAAAAAAAACGGTAAATGACAATAATAAAACGGTTTCCCGACTTCAGGAAGCCAATAATCTAAACCAGTCGAATTCGACCCCTTTAGAATACGATCTTATCTTTGATGTTGTTGATACGTGTAATGACCAAAAGCTAGGAAACTTATGTATAGGTGCGAATGTATGGCAGTGTACTAGTGGTGGCTATGGGAAAGGGCCATTGCCAAAGGGTATGTACATAATTGATAAATGCTACACATTAAAAAAAATAATGATAGAGAAAAAAGACAAAGACGGAAAAGTTATAATGGTTAATAAGGTTGAGGCTTACACAGGCAAAGAGTTTGCGTGGGTAGCTAAACTAAGTCCACAATTCGAAACAGATCGTACAGGATTATTAATACATCCCGATGGCAACTTACAGGGAACTAGAGGCTGTATTGGGATAAGTCAAAAAGAAAATGATATAGAGGTTTATAACTCAATTAAAGAGTTGTTAAAAGTAAAAAAAGAATTGATACTTTATGTTAATAGCTAGTATACTAATACAGTAATCTCATCTTACATATTGGCCTACCCACCTTTGTTTTTTGTGATCATGTTTTAAACTGGTAGGCCATACCTTGTAAACTAAAAAGGCGAATAATATGAATAGAATACGTGGAGCA